GGACAAAAAATTGACACAGAACCTTGGCAAAAAGTTAGTAAATATGCACAAGACAATGTACAATTATAGATAACATTTTTAGCTGGGATGATTCAAATTCTAACAAATTTAGAAAGTCGTATGCAAAATATTGTATTACCCGCATAAAATACTCAAAATAATCGCTAATCATACTACATTTCATTAGGCAAATCTTTTATATTTTGGAGGGAGCGCTATGGAAACACAACAAGTAATAGAATGGATTGGCGATCATATAGTAGCTGTGCTAGTAACATTGTCAGTTTTCATTCAAATCGCGCCAATTAAAATTAATCCTTGGTCTTCATTAATTAAATGGATTGGGAAAATGCTTAATGGTAATTTACAATAGCAAGTCACCGAATTATCTAATACAATACAAGAAATGAATAAAGACATTGATGAAAATGAGAAAGATCGTATTAGATGGTAGGTCTTAGACTTTGCAAATAGTTGCCGTAATGGTCGCCGGCATACAAGAGATGAATTTCAACATATTATGACTTTAAATGATAAATACGCTGAATTATTAAAACGAACAAATGACAAAAACGGATATTTTGATGAAGAATATAAATATATTAAAGAGCTATTCCATGAATGTCAAAATAAAAATAATTTCTTATAAGGCAGATGATGTATATGAGCACCAACAATAATGTAACCCTTGAATACATACAATTCTCCAAGCGCGTTACTAGATGGGGGATGATTCTTGTTACCAGCGTATTAATATTAAATATGCTACTAATCGCTTTTAATAATTTCCCTCAATATACAATTAACGCGCTTACCTCTTTATATACTGCTTATATTACAATTATGGGCATTACAATTGGCGCTTATCAAGGCAATAGTTCATTAGAAAAATGGACTAGAGCAAAATATCAATTTGAAGTCGCAACTAAGCCTTCAAATAATGTAGAATAGGATACTTCTGTCATAGATGACATTGAAGATACTTATGGTTAAGGAGGATTTAAATTATGGATCTTACTCAAATTATTGTCTCTGTACTCGGTTTAATTGGTACAATAGTAGCGGCATTAGTTGCTGCTCAATTAGTACCTTGGTTAAAATCTAAAAATCTTTATGACGCCGCAGTAGTAGCGGTAAATGCTGCCGAAGCTATTTATGGCCGCTATCATGGCAATGAAAAACTTGCCGCCGCATTAGAAATGTTAAAAGAAAAAGGCTATAAAGTAGATACTTCCGAGGTACAAAATGCAGTTAAGGCTGCTTGGAAACAACTTGACAGTGCTATGTATGATTCAGGAGAAAAATGGCCTGAAGGTGAATAATTGACTTTTTTTATATTTTGTAGTATAATATAAAAAAGATAAAAGGAGAAAATGTATGTATAGCGAAGAACGTAGAAGTAAAGAAAAACTTATCACAGCTGAAGTTTATACAGACGGTTCTTTGAAAAAAATAGGTAAAACAACTTTCGGCGGTTGGGCATTCGTCGTGATTCGTGATGGGCAAGAAATATTTAAAACTGGTAATAGTGAGCTTAATACCACCAATCAACGTATGGAACTAACCGCCGTAGTTGAAGCCTTAAAATATATGCAAGAGCATAGGCATCCTAATGAAAAAGTAGTAATTTATAGCGATTCTGCATATCTAGTAAATTGTTATTTACAAGATTGGTATATTAATTGGGAAAGAAATGGTTGGAGAAATGCTCAACACAAAGATGTTGCTAATCGTGATCTTTGGGAGCAAATCATTCCTTTTTTCGATAATTTTTGGTATTACTTTATTAAGGTAGAAGGACATGCTGGAAATTATCGTAATGAACAATGTGATGAAATCGCGCAAGATATGGCAGAACGTTTAAAAATTCGATGGCGAGGACAAAATAAATGACAGATGATATTTTTGAAGTGGAAAAAGACGAATATTTAAATTTTTGTCAAACACTTAATCCACACAGCTGTACTGAAACACAAAATCAAATAGATGATTGGCATTATGAAATTATTGAAACAAGTAATTTAACAAATAAAATTCTATGCAAAAAAATGGTAACATTAGATTTAAAAAAAGAATACGTCGCAGATCAACGTTATTATATCATTAATTTACCTGAGGCAGAAGAAAGTCATGAACCTACAGGTAAAATGCATATAGAATTAAAGACGCCAGAAGAAATTAAAGCATTTTTTAAAATTATAAGTGAGTGTAGTAAGAAATGACAGAATTATTTGAAACTTTACCTCAAGAAATGCAAGATATGATAACTTCCTATATAGATATGGCATTGGTTGCAGTTGAACCTATGAAATTACCTGAATTAATTAGTCAATTTGCAGATACAATGCCAACTGAGGAAGCATCAGAATTTGTAGATTTTTATTTTAAACTTAGATTGGAGGAGCTACGTGATGGAAATAATAGTAATTAGCGGTAAAAGTGGCTCTGGCAAAGATACTTTTGCTAATATGATGCGCGCAAAGCTTGAAGCCGCAGGATGTAAGTGTATAACCGCTCATTTTGCTGATTTAGTAAAACATTTTTGTACTGATTATTATCAGTGGAATGGTGATAAATCTACACCCGAAGGACGCCGGATATTGCAAGTATTAGGAACAAATAAAGTACGACAAAAATTCCCAGATTATTGGGCAGAAACTATTGCTAAATTTTTAGCGGCTGTACCAGATGATTTTGATTGTGCTTTTGTTCCTGATGCGCGTTTCGATAATGAAATAGCAGTAATGAAAAAGTATAATCCACAAGCTCAAATTATTAGAATTGAACGTTATAATGAAGATGGTAGTAAATATATTAACCCTCTTCTTACACTTGAGCAAACACAACATCCTAGTGAAACTTCATTGGATGATTATGAAGATTGGGATTATATTGTGGAAAATCATAATTTAAAAGAATTAGAAGAATCTGCCGAAACGATATTAGCAGATTTACAATTATTAGCATAAAGGAGAATTAAATGATTAATTACTTTGAAAGTGAGCCAATGAAATATTACGCGCCACCCGCCACTATGGATAAGGAGACTAGAAAAACTCGCTTAGAAATGATGGCTGAAAGTGGTGATTATTTGTATGGAGAGAAATATGACGGTAATTGGTCCCGAGCAGTAATTACACCAGAACGTAATGTTTTACAGACACGTGGAATTTCAGTTAAAACAAAAACTTATGGCGAAGTCCAAGATAAAGTATTATTTTGGAATAATGTTGTCGAAGCTTTTCCTGATACTACAACAGTTATTCTTGGTGAAATTTATCGAGATGGTGATATTGATCGTGACATTGGGTCTGTATTAAGATGTTTACGTGATAAAGCGATTACTCGTCAAAAGAATAATCCTCTTCATTGGCGTATATTTGATGTGCTTTGTTATGAAGGACAAGATTTAATGAATACTCCTTTTGAAGAACGCATTAAATATATTCCAGTAGTAGTTAAGAAAATTAATTCACCCTTAGTACAAGGTGTCGAATATAAACCAATGACTCCAAAGTTCTTTGAAGAAATTGAAGATATTTTTTCTAAAGGTGGCGAAGGAGCGGTTTGCTATAAACGCACTGCGCTTTATGAACCAGGTAAACGAGGCCCTCACTCTTGGGATTCAGTAAAAGTAAAACAAGAGATTAGTAATGATATTGATTGTTTTATTACAGGAGTTGAAGCGCCTACACAATCTTATAATGGTAAAGAACTTGAAAAATGGACATATTGGATGGATATTCGCACAGGAGAGAAGAAATTAGGTGAATATTTTGGTGAATATCAAATTGGGAAAAATCTTCAACCAATTACAAAAAATTATTATTATGGATGGCCCGGGGCAATTTATGTCGGAGTATATGATAATCAAAATGAAATTTACCCACTTTGTAAAGTCGCCGGTTTAACAGAAGAACTTAAAACCGAATTGCGCGATCATTTTGATGAATGGTATATGTGCCCAATTACTATTGGTGGCATGATGCTTTCAGAAGCGCAAGGATTGTCGGTGCGGCATCCATATATTAAATCTATTCGTAAAGGTGATATTGATGCAAAAGATTGCACTCTAAGAAAAATTCTCTCATAAAAATAAATTACAAGGAGGCCAATTATATGGACTTCGATATTAATATGTTACTTAGTAATGGTTATGACCAAACATTATATCAATATTATAATCAGCTATTTAATCACCGCACAATTATTTTTAATAAAGAAATTATGGAAGATATTGTTGAAACCGTTTATCTGCCATTAAAAGAATTTGAAGATGATGATTCTACCACACCTGTTACATTAATTTTAAATTGTGTTGGTGGTTCTGTCTCTGATGGTTTTTTTCTCGCTGATTATTTAACTCATTATCAAAAGCCGCTTAATATTATTGTATGTGGATATGCTGCTAGCATGGCCGCATTAATTTTAGCGGCCGGTGGGAAAAATCCTAATATTACTCGTTTTTGCTATCCTAATAGCTATGCCTTAATTCATGATGGCCAAGTTGCTGTCCAGGCCGCGGAAGCAAAAACCGCCGCGGATATTATGGCCTTTAATGATTATGTAGATAGACAAATGCGCCAATTTTTTATTGATAATACTAACATTTCACCGGAAGAATTTGATAGCCATTCACGAAAACAATGGTTCATAAATCCAACAGAAATGAAACAATTAGGACTTATTGATAAAATTATTGGAGTTGATGATAATGTTTGTTAATTTTTTAGATACTTCTGCTGTATTATATGGTGAATTAAAAAATAATTTTGAAAAAACTTATATTAGTCCAATTACTTTAATGGAATTAGAAAATATTAAAACTAATAATAAAAATGAAGAAGTAAAATATCGTGCACGCGAAGCTGTGCGTGATATTATTGGATTTAATAATATTTATATTGAAACGCCCTCTCAACATGCAGTTGAAAAAATATTAAAAAAACATTCATTTTTATCTGATATAAATGATCATCATATAATTTGTGAAGCATCTTTACTAGCAAAAACCACTGGTTATCAAGTTATTTTTACTACTTGTGATGCGGCTCAAAGTTTATTCGC